ATGTTTTTTTCTCTCTCCCCGGGCGCGCGCGCCGCGTTCCGGGGCCTGCGCAAACCCTTACATACCAACGCTTTTCGGGCGGGGCCAAATCCGTTGCGCTGCAACAGTTCTCGGGCGCGTCCAGATTGCCTTGCGGCACAACGGCTTTCGGGCGGCTGATTCCGTTGTGGGACAATGGTTTTCATGGATGACCAAGGGCCAATGAGCGCAGCGGTGGAATCGGCGCTTACCGATGCGCCGACTCTGGGCCGCGACGCGGGCGCGGTGGCGCTCGCCCGGCGTTACGCCGCGTTGATCGACGAGGCGACCCCGGCGAGTAAGTATCGGGAGCCGCTACTGTTGATCAGTCAAGCGTTGCCGGACGACGATCACGTAGAGCTGGCTTTCCGCAAGATCGCCGATGCGCTCGGCGCGCACAGCGTCGCGAGCGACCTTGGCCCCAAGCTGCTCGCCACGCTCGGCGCACTGGGCATGACCGTGGCGGGCCGGGCGCCCAAGGTGGGAGGCGGCAGTGGCCCGCAGGTCGATGACGAGCTTGCCAAGCTCCGCGATCGCGCTGCCAAGCGGCGCAACCCTCGGGCGGATTGAGCCGCGGCTGTGGACTCCGCCGCTGCGCGAGCTGACGCCGGAGACCTCCTACGGCTTTGATGTGGTCGAGTTCGCCCGGCGAGACCTGGCGCGTCCGCTCGACCCGTGGCAGGAGTGGCTTGCCATCCATGGCGGCGAAATGCTGCCGGATGGCCGCCCCCGCTTCCGGATCATCCTGGTGTTGGTGGCCCGCCAGAACGGCAAGACCGAATTGCTGGTGGTGCTGTCGCTGTTCTGGCAGTTTGTCGAGGCGTGGCCGATGATCCTCGGTACATCGACGAAGCTGGATTATGCAAAGGAATCCTGGACAAAGAGTGTCAAACTGGCGGAGAAGTGCCGCGCGCTGGCGCCGCTGCGCCCGGCGCGGTGGAAGCGGGAGACGAACGGCGAGCAGGAATCCTGGACGACCGAAGAGTCCCGCTACAAGATCGCGGCGTCCAATGAGGAGGGCGGGCGCTCTCTCACCATCAATCGGCTGATCTGCGACGAGCTGCGCCAGCACCACTCTTACGACGCGTGGGCCGCCTGCGAGCCGGCCGCTTCCCCGATGGACGCTCAGATATGGGCGCTTTCCAACATGGGCGATGACCGTGCGGTGGTCCTCAACGACTACCGCGAGGAGGCGCTGGAGTTCGTTCGTTGGTGGGACGAAAACGGCAATGAGGGTGTGGCCGAGCTGCTGCTCGCCGGGGACGCCTCCGCCGTGCCGGGCGATTTTCGGCTGGGCATCTTCGAGTGGTCGACGCCGGAAGGGTCCAGGCCGGATGACCTTGCGGCGCTGGCGATGGCGAACCCAAACATGGGCCGACGCCGTGATCCGCAGGTGCTATTGGCTGGAGCGCGCCGGGCGATCGAGAAGCAGGGCCAGGCGCTTACCAAATTCCAGACCGAATATATGTGCCTGAGCGTAAAGAACCTCAACCCTGCGATCGACCCCACCAAGTGGGAGGCGTGCAAAGTGCCGGGGGTGCTCCCTAGGGTTCGGGAGCGCATCGCGCTGGTATGGGATGTGTCGCTCGACGGCGAGCACGCGACGCTGACCGCAGCCGAGCTGCTGCCGGACGGGAAGATCAGACTGGAGCCGTTGGCGGCGTGGACGTTCGGCGCCGCCGAGCATGGCATGAACGTCATGATCAAGGAGCTTAAGGAGCACGTGCGGCTGATCCGCCCGGCCCGCTTCGGCTGGCTGCCGGTCGGGCCGGCGGCCACCTACGCGGCCGACCTGACCGCGAAGGACACGGACGGCAAGCCGACCCGGCCCAAGTGGCTCCCCAACGGCACGCGTATGGAGGAGATCAAGGGCGAGCTACCGGCGGTGTGCATGGGTTTCGACGAGCAGGTGAAGGCGGAAAATATCCTTCATTCGGGCGATCCACTCCAGGATGCGCACGTGCTCGGCGCGCAGAAGCTCCAAATGGGAGACCGGTGGGTGTTCGTGCGGCGCGGCGGTGGGCACTGTGACGCGGCCTATTCGGCGGCGGGCGCGGTGCATTTGGCCCGGACGATGCCTCCGCCTCAAGGACGGTTCATAATCAAGTGAAGAAAGGAAGGTGTGCCGATGGCGTCGCCTAAGAAAGCATGACCTCGGGGCAGATTTGGCCTCCGATTGTTGACCCGGCGACCCTTTCCCGTCAGGTGTGGGACGCCTGTACCGCCCGGTCTCTGCCCGGCGTGGGCCGCGCGTTGCAGCTGTACGGCGGCCTGATCTCCCAATGCCCGCTGGACCAGTACCGCGGCGATGAGCTGATCAAGCCGAGGCCGCCGATGTTGCAACTGCCCGATCCGAACCTGCGGGCGCGCTCGACGTTCTCCCGGGTGCATGTCGAGGATTACATGCTGCACGGCAACGCCCTGCACCTGACCACGGTGCGGGGTAAGGGTGGGATGGTTCGGGCCGCCCGGTGGTTCCCCGCCCACATGTGGCAGGCCGCCGACCCGTCGACGACCCAGGACGGCGGCGTGGACTATTACCTGAATGGGCGCAAGGTACCCAGGGAAGACGTGGTGCACGTGCAGCGGGGCGCGGCGGAGGGTGCTCCGTGGCGCGGCGTCGGCGTGGTCGAGGAACACCTGAAGACGCTGAACAGGGCCGGGCTGGAGGAAGCCGCGGAGGCGCGCAGCCTCACCACCGGCGGCGTCCCGTCCGTGGCGGTGATCGCGCCACAGTCGGATCTCGACGAGGAAGACGCCGAAGAAGCCAAGGACGTGTGGGAATCCAAGTTTGGCGGGCCGGGGCGCAAGCCTGCGATCCTGCCCAACGGCACACAGGTCATCCCGCTGAGCTGGTCGCCGGTCGACTCGCAGATGATCGAGGCGCGGAAGATGTCGCTCATAGACATGGCCAACGCCTTCAATCTGGACCCGTATTGGCTCGGCGGCCCGGCCAGCTCGATGACCTACCGCAGTCCCGGTCCGATGTTCCTGACGCTGCTGCGCACGTCGTTGGAGCCGGTGATGTCGGATCTTGAGCTGGTGTGGTCGCTTATGTGGCTGCCACCGTCGGGCCGGTCGGTGCGGTTTGATCGGCTGGCGTTGACCCGCGACGACTTCACGACCGAGGTGCAGACCGGGATTCAGGCGGTCAACGGCGGACTGATCAGCGCGCAGGAGTGGCGGGTGCGGCAGGGCATGCCGATCGAGCCGGAGTTTGGCGAGCTGAAGAACGCGGCACCGGCGAGCGCGCCAGCGGGGCCACCAATGCCGCCAGACGGCGCCGAGGACGACCAGGGAGGAACGGATGAATAGGCTGCCTGATGAGCGCCGGACGGCGCCGTTGCAACTGCTCGAAGTCGAGACGACCCAAAACATGAAGTACCTGAGCGCGGTGGCGGTGCCCTATAACGAGGCGGCGGACATCGGCTTCTTCATGGAGGATTTCGCGCCCGGGTCGCTGGCGAAGTCGATTAAGGAGGCGGCGCGGTCGTTGCCGCTGCACGTCTTCCACGACGACATGCCGCTGTATTCGCCGATGTCTTTCGAGGCGTGGCCTATCGGTGTGGCGCATGAGTGGGACGACGACAACAATCGGTTGCGTGGGGTGTGGCTGCTCGACGACTCCCTGAAGGCGCAGCGGGCGGCGCAGCTAGCCAAGCCGGACGATCTCGGGCGCTCGATGCTTGGCTATATGTCAATCCGCTTCAATCCGATCCGGTCGGCATGGACCTATGCCGACGACTACAACCCGGACCTTGGCCCGAAGTACAAGGACAAGGTGACGCGGCTTGAGGCCCGGCTGGTGTCCACGTCGCTGGTGTCAACCCCGGCGTTCACATCGGCCGCGGTGGAGTGGATACGCTCCACTGAGCCGCAGCGGGTGAGGGAGTCTGGCGCCCGCGAGCTGGACGAGTGGGCGCGCTACCTTGAACATGTGAAGGCTGGGCCGCTGGCGGCCCCGAAACCGTAGAAGGGAACCGATATGGCTGGGGCAGCCGCTAAGGGGCAGGAGGCCCAAGCCCCGGACCCGCCCGACGGCCAGGAGAGCAGATGAGAGCGCCGGGACGTTCACGTAGCCAGGACAGGGAAGGTGTCCATAAAAGATAG